TTTTAAAAGAGATACTATTTGTTCAGGAACTACAGCTTTGTTTGAAGATGCTACAGAAAGAATTTGTTTGTCAATCTTCTCAGCTACCATCTCATTTTTAATTCTTTGGATTTCCTGTTCCTTTTCAGATAATCGTTCTTGCATTATCTTTTCAAGGTCTTGTTTAGTTTTAGCTTCTTTTAATTGTTCTTGTTTAAGAAGTTCAGCTTTTTGGTTTTCTTCCTCTTGTATTTTCTTTTCGTATTTTCTTCTTTCAGCCATAACTCTTGATTCAATTATATTATTTAATTGATCTTGTGTGAAAGTCTTCTGTTGTGTTTGTTCAGAAACTTCATTTGTATTTGTTTCTGTGTTTTCATTAGTATTTTCTACTACTTTTGTTTCTTCTGACATATTACTCCTTATTCAGTTATTATTGTTCCGCTTTCGTCATACCAATCAGGGTTAACGAAGCTCCATTGATGACGACAATTATATCCTCCACGAACTAATAATGGATCTCCTGACTTCTTGCCTTTCCAAGACTTAGATGCCCAAAGTTGTTTGACTTCATCAATCGTAAATAGTCCTCCATTTCGTATATCATATTCCCCACTTCTTACAAGCCTACAATGATCTCTAGTTGTAGGAATAATATTACCAAAATACTTACACATTGTTAATCCAGCCTCTACTGACTTATGTAAATTTAAAGTTGCATCAAACTCTCTAAGACCATCATTTAGGATTTGGCCAGCATATCGTTTCATGTTTTCGCCTGACCTTGTTGTTGCATACTTAGATTGTAATGTTTGAATATTTTTATTTAATTTTGTTCTAACTAATACTCTTTGTGGTCCTGTAAGTCTTCTAACTCTAACTTCATCTTTTTTTATTTCTTTAATTAATTTATTTACAGCTTCGTCATCTGCAATAGCATAGATACCATTTATTGTTTGTCTTAGTTCAGTTTGTAGTTCTGTAAAGTTAGTTCCAACTAATGTGCTTTGATATATTTTATCTGAAATTGTTCTTGTAAATGTATTTGCTACATCTTTAAATTGACTAAATGTTTGTCTTTTAAGATTTGTTATAACAGATAAGTCAGAATCAGTTAGTTGTTGGAACTCAATAGGAATTCTTCCAATACTCTTAAATGCTCTTTCAATTCTTTTCGCTTGTTTGGAATATCCCTCTCTAACAACTGTATCTGACCATTGTAAATATTCTCTTTCTAAAATTTCTCTAATGATAGGTCTTGATGCTACTGCTGACTTTAATTCAAATAGCTTACCCTCTTTTAAAGGAAGTGTTCCAACATAAGACATCACTTCTTTTTCTATTTTATCTAATGCTCTTATCAAATCTTCATAGTACTTAGCTTCAGCTAACTCAATTTGAGAGATTCTATAATTTGTCATTTGTTCAACAATATCGGACATGAAAGTTAAATATCATTAAAAGACAAAAAAACCAAGCAACAGATAAAATTAATTTTTTTTTGATTGATAACAGTTGCTCATTTTTTACAAATTGAAGCAAATCGTTTAGAACCTACAGGATGTGTAAAACCGAATGTTGTATAATAGGGAATGAAAAAAAATAGGAGTCTAAAATGATTAAGTCAAAAAAGTATTGGGATGAACTTTTTGAGAAGTCTAAGAATGAAAATTTAGAACCTTTAGAAGTCGTACCAATAGAAGAACAAGAACAAGAAGGTAAAATTCTTGATGAAGAATCAAGATGGATGTTAGCTAAACAAAAAATACTAAACGGAGGTAAATAATGAACGACCCAATAATAATGTTTGAAGATAAAAAACTTAATCCTTTTCTTAAAGGTAATTTAATTCAAACAAATGTTAAATTAGCAAATGAAGAAATAATAAACAAATACTTGATAAACAAAGTCGTAAGAGTTTATTGGTCAAGTGCTGGTCATAAACTAAATGATGATAATGCTTACATTACTTCAATGTGTATAAAAGGAACTTTAGAACATAAAGGCAATTTGTTTAGAGTTCTTATTGAAGATGAAATTTATTGTTATTTTAATTATGAAGATATTTTAACAATTGGAATTAGAACAAAGAAAACTAATTCTATTGCATTAAAATCAAATAAAAACCACTAACTATGCTCTGTATTAATTGTTGATCCTATTAATGGAATATCCGAGGGTAAGTTATGAAAAAAACAACAATAGGAGATATAATGTACTACAACATATACACTAAGAAACCTTTCTCAGGTAAGAATCTTGAGAAGTTACAATCTACAAATCTACAAGGTGGATTTTGTACTTTTAACCAAGCTAGAAAATTAGGTGGTAAAGTAATCAAAGGAAGTAAAGCTGTTACTAAACTTTCTAGAATGGTTATGGATGGAAAGGAAACTGAGTTTAGAAGTTATCCTGTATTCCATGTTTCTCAAATTGAATTTAACAAGGAGGTAAAATAATGAACTTTATAGCTTTACAACCTATTGGATCTTCTAATGTTAGGTTAATAAATCTTAATCATGTATCTACTATTATTTTAGGTACTAAAGATGATGACATAGCAATAGTTAAGTTCTCTGATGGTCAAAGAGAGATTGAAGTTAAAAAATCTGTAATTGTTAAACAGATTCCATTTATATCTTTAGATAATTAAAAAAAACTTAAGGGGTTACTGTATAGGTTCTGCAGTAACCTCTGCCTCTTGTTCTACTTCATCCTGAGTAAATTCTCCAACTTCAGCTTTAGCTTCAATCTCATCAAAGATAGTTCCTAACTTCTCATCATCATCTACTATTGATCTAGCTATCTCTTTATCAATTTCTTTGTTAAGAGTTGGAGATCCTACATTGATTGCTTTTGCTTGTTGATAGAACATAAGATCAGATGCGTAGTCTCTAATGTTGAATGAATCAGGATAATTTATTTCGCCATCAAATTCTTTACCTTGGAACTCAGCAAACATTTTAAATATTTGTTCTTCTGCTAATTGTAAGTGATCTGCTTTTTCAGATAGTCTAGCATTTAATAATTCAAATTCTGTTTGTAAGGCTATTCCTGATGCTATTTGTTGTTTAGTAGTTCTTACTGCTCCAACATGACTAATTCTATTGATTGCATCTACTTTAGTTGAAATAGAATCCATGATCGCTTGTAAGTTCTGACCACTTGGTTGTAATAGATAAGGTTTTAAGTTTGGTTCCATTTCTTCAGGAATCTCAATTATGGCACCAGCTCCAGCTGAAGCATTGACACCAGGAGTTTTAACTAATGACGGGTGGTTAGTTAATCTAACAAGTTGTTCGATTTCAGAATATTCATTGTAAATAGATTTTTGTAGATCAGCAATATCAGTAAGATCGCTCATGCCAATTCCTCTTTTGTGAGATTTAGAATTGAATAAAATAACTGCTGGTATCTTGCCTAAGCGATTAGGTACAGTATCTATCATTTTAGGGTCATCATACTCACTTTTAACATACACAGTTTCAATTTTATCTGTGTACCATAATCTAAAGTAAGTTCCGCCCTCACTATCAACTTCTTCTCTAACTTTCATGTAATTTAAAACGTATCTTCCGTTTATTAGTCTTTCGTAATTCCAATCAAAAACATTTTCTGGAGTAATTATTGAAATATAAGGTCTAACTTCTGCATCAAGTTCTTGTGCCATCGTTTGTGTTGTAAAGTTTGGCTTATCTAACATCATAAAACAATGACCATAAATAGATGCATAGTTTTGGGCTTGTGCAATAACTGTATTGAAAGAGTTACCATCTAAATCAGCATCTTTTAAGAATAGTTCTAACATAGGGTCATTATCTAAGTTACCAAAGTCTCTGCTTGGTTTAACTCTAAATAAAAATGATGAATAAATTTGAACTATATTTTTGCAATGATTATCTAATGCTGTGTTGCTTAGTCTTTTTGCATATTCGTTATCAAGTTCTAAATTATATCTATGTAAATATTGACCAGCACTATAATCAAATCCACCATTATATGATCTAATATAGAACTCCCATTTATTTACTGATTCTTCATAGTCTTTGTGAACTGATATAATTTTATCTGAGTTTGCCATATTATTTCATTGTCCATCTTGCTGGATTAGAATTTGGTGTTTGAACAACTAGAGGCTTAATGTAATCAATCATGTAT